CTAGAGGAGGGGGTGTGTCGCCGCGCTGGCGGCGATAACCTCTCGCCGGGCCGCACGATAGCGGTTCATCGTGTCCGGGCTTTCGAGCTTGTTCAGGAAGGCGAGGATCGGCGCAAGGTCGTCCTCGACGTCGAGCAAGACCGATCGGATGTCCGACACAACGTCGGCCGTCATGCCGGCGGTGACGGATTGCTCCAGCACGTGGCCGACGACACGGAGCCGCGCTAGTACCTGCGCGACGGCGTCGTTCGGCTGCTCGCCTTCATACGGCAGCGGAAAGTTGGCGGGCGCGTTCATCGTGCGTCTCCCCTCAGGCCGGCGAGCATGAAGGAGCACGTCAGGTCGCCATCCTCGGCGACGGCGGTTGACCATCGCGTGATGGTTGGGTCGACCGCCATGGCGGCGGCCTTCATCTCGGCGATGGCAGCGGCGAGGCGGGCGTGTGGATCCGGCGCGGCTGGCGCGGCTCCTACGGTCACGGCAGCGGCGGGAACGGCTATTGCACCGGCAAGGGCGGCGCGGCGGGTCAGAGGCGCGTTCATGCTCGAATCTCCGCGCGGTCAATCGAGGCGAAGATCTGAATCATCGCTGCGCGCGTCTCGGGCGACAGGGCGAGGTAGGCGCGACCGAGCGGGTCGGCGGCGAGCGTTTCCATCCAGCGTGCTTGCCGTGCTTCAGCCTGTGCCATGTGGCGCGACATGGCGACGGCCTCGCTGTGACGGCCTCGGAAAACGGTATGGTAGATCACGGCGCCGTCGGCCGCGCGCTCGGCGACGGTCCACTGGCGGCGGCGGTGCCCTTCGAACAGTACGAACTCAGGAGCGAAGGTTCGGCCCCGCCGAGATGGTGGGAACTGTACGACGTTCGATTGCATGGTCTTCTCCAAAGGTTGGGGAAGCCAATGGCAGCGCTGGCGACGGCCGAGACGGGAATGTTATAGGGGATTCGGTCACTGCGAGGCCCTGCAATGGCTTCTGGTGGCAAGTGCCCGGTGGCGGTTGGCGCCGTCACCGGGTGCGCTGAGAATGCCCCCGAATCGCCAGCCTGGCAATAGGCGTCCGCCGCTAAGCCGAAGGCGGGTCGTCCCGCAAATGTCCGGGGTTTGTCCGCGTGTTGTCCGCCTTCGGGCTCGGCGGCGGGGACGTTGGCGACGCGGATGGCGGTCACTGCCTGCCGTTTCGACACGCCGACCGGGACGCCAGTGTTCTACTACGGTGACACCGACTGATCAGTCGCCGTAGGCGATGCGACCCTGCGCGAAATAGGTCGCGGCGTCATTCAGTCGACGGTAAAACGACAAGACGACTTTCGCGGCAACCAGCGCGTTCTTTTCGGTGAGTTCCCAAACGGCATCGAAGTCCGGAGCGAGCATCTCCTCGGCCAACTCCTTGGACCGTGCCTTCATGTATTTCTCTGTGGGATCGTTCTTTGGGTACTGATGCCCGTCGATCTTGAAATAGTGATTTTCTGACAGGTACTTATGGAACACACGATAGGCTTCAGAGAGCTTTTCGCGCTTGTGGAGGAAGTTCGGAATGATGTTGTGGAGGTGGTCGAACACCTCCTCTTTTCCATAGATCTCCACATGCCCAGGAGATGCGTATTTGATCTTGCTGAGGTTGAGCTGATCGGCTCTTGGCACGTTGTCGTTCAAATCGCGAAAGAGGTGTACGTAGCTGAACCCGCCTCGGAAGGGACGATCCAGGAATGCGTCTTTCACCCGCCGCTTTGCCGCTTGGGTGGCTCCAGCCGACTTCCAGGTGTCGGTTGCAATGATGAAAGCGTAGATGTCAGCATATTTCTGCTGAAACTGGCCGAAGTCCTGAAGCTCCCATTCGCCGTCGATCAGGAGCTGCTCGGTGTCCGTAGCTCGATCGTCGACTTTATACTCTTCGGTGTGATTTGTTGAGAAGAACCGCGGGAGAGGCAAATATTTCTCATCGATCTCCCCCTCCCAAGGCGTCATCATCACTTTCTTGTCCTTCATTGTGTGAAGGTCGAAAAAGTATTGCACCCGGACAGTAGGAAAAGTGAAAAGATACCGAAGATCAACGGTACCCGAGAGGTACTTGTTCCAATCCTTATCCGTCGCCGTTGTTGCGAGGAACATGGACGCTTCCGGATTGCCGTAGGGAATTGCGACCGCAACGATCCTCGTTTTCTGAGAAATCAGCGTAATGATCTGTGGCTCGTCGAGGTAGACAAGCGTGGCATCGAAAATCGCTGACCTGCGATGGACAGCCATCACACAGCCTCAACCGCTACCGTCGCTGCGACGGGATCGAATGTGTCGAACATCCAGAAATCGATATGCTTACCCTTCGCCACAGATTTGCCCGCGCCCGCGGGGATCGCCAGTGTAGCAACAAAGCACGGCCCGCGAGCTCGTACCTTGGGCAGACCTGCAAAATTGCGCATCTTGTCGATGCAAGTGCAGAGTGAGCAGGACGCCCAGGAACAGTCATCGACGCCCGGGGGAGCCTTCTTCCCCTGCTTCGCGTAAGACTCGAAATGTCCTTTTTGAGGCGGGTCGGAATGTACTACCCGGTACACAACCTCAATTTTGGTATCTACCGCATGTGCTGGCGGGCACTCCTGCGGCAGCGCCTCCCAATATCCCATGAGTTCCCACGCCGTCCATTTTAGTCCGGCGTAGCCCACGAAGATCAGAAAAGCAATTGCTGGCCTGTGTCCGACCATTGGCACAGTAAACTATTCCCCGACTGTGACGCGACCCGGCAACGGTATGATCACCGCCTGCTGAGCGGCGTGCAGAGATAACCGGCCGAAGCTGCGCAACGTTTATCCGGTCTCGTCGCACCGGAACGCACTCGCCACCGGCTCCAGGTGGTCGGGCGCCAGGGGTGGCGTGTCGGTGGTCATCGCGGCGATGGCGCCGGGCTGACATCGCTTGGAGCAGAAGCGGCGCCGATCGAATGGGCCTCGGGGGCGGAACCGGGTCTTGCACGTCTCGCAAGTCAGATCCTGAAGCTTGTCGTGGTTGTAGGCCGCGGCGCAGACGAGGTTGCAGAAGCGGGTAGCCGGATCATGAGCGCGGAACGCCTTCCCGCAGTTCAGGCAGGCGCGAGCCGCCGAGGTGGCGGCTTTTCTGACCTTGTATTCCCGGTTGACGCAGGCGCGAGAGCAATACCTCCCCCCGGGCCGACTGGCGACGAAGGGCTTCCCACAGCACTCGCACTTGCGCTCGACGACAGTCGAGTTGTTCCTATTGGCGCAAGCGCGAGAGCAGAACCGCGACTTGCTGTCCCCGTTCTCGTAGGTGTTCCCGCATCCCTCGCAGACGCGAACGCGCGCATCCGCGGCCACTGCCTTCCTTTGGGATTTCAGGGCGGCGCGAACAGCCTCACGCTCCGCGCCGTCGAAGAGACTGATCATGCGCCTGTGACGGTCGGTGCTGGCAGCAGCGCGGCATAGGTCTGAACAGAAGCGAGTAGCGGTCCCCGCGTTTTCCCCGCGCGTGTCCGGGATCTTCGTCCCGCACCGCTCGCAGAACACGCGCTCGATCGGCGAGTGCGCCGGTTGCGTCCATTCCGGTTGGCCCTCGTACCAGGTCGGCCGCACCGCGCCGATCTGGGCCAGTGCCGCGGCCACGACATCCGCTGCAACAGCGTCGGCGTCCGACCAGCCCCAGCCCTCAAGGCAGAGACCGCCGCGCAATCCATGCCGGCAGGACGCTTCGAATTCGAACTTCGAAGCGACGCCGCGCCTAAGGATGTCGGCCGCCGTCCGTATCAGGTGAGCACGACGTTCCTTATTGAGCGTCCGTCGCTTCGACATGGCTTCTTCAAGCCGTTGACGCCGCAGGCGCCGTAGTCGCTCGTCAGTCGCCGCCTGGACGGAGCGCAGGATGCGGACGGTTTCCGTGATCGCCAGCATCAGAACCACCCGTCGTCGTCGGACCACTCGTCGGATTCGTAGGCCGATCGGGCGTCCCCGGCGGCGCAGCGCGCCACGGCCATGGCGCTCGCCACGGCCCCGTCGATGCGGTCTTTCGACCTGCCTTTGTGGAACATGCGGTTGCCGGCCTTGTCCGTCTCGATCGCGACGTTGTCGAAGTTCCAACGCAGTACCGGATTGCCGCCGTGGCGGAAGCGGCGGCCGACGATGGCGCGTTCCAACTCCTTCACGGCCGGCGCCATCGTGATCCAGCCCTGCCGCATGGTCGCGGTCGGCAGGCCGTCGGCCGTCAATGGCGTGATGACGGACTGCGCATAAGCCGGGTCGGCGACAATCTCCTGCACGTTGAAGCGGTCGACGAGCCCGCGGATGTGCTGCTCGACGGCGGAATAGTCGGTGACGTTGCCCGGCGTCGGGATGATGAAGCCGAGATCGGCCCAATGTGGGTACGGCACGCCGTCGCGATCGGCGCGGCCCTGAAGGTTGTCGGCCGGGCAGAAGAACCACGCCGCGACCTGGAAACCGTCCTCGCCGTCGCGCCAGCACGCCACCACGGCCGTGAGGTCCGTGGTGAGCCCCATGTCGACGGCGATCCAACACGGCTCGCCTTCAAGCTCGTCGAGGTCCACGGGCCCGGCGCCTTCGTCATAGACACCCATGTCGACGAAGGGCGAAGCGCTATGGTCGAGCCAGACGTTCAGATTGAATTGCCGGAAGTCGTCGCGATCGGCGGGGCGCTCCGCTGCCTCACGGGCGAGCTGGCGCAGGCCGTCGAGGTCGGGGAAGCCTTCGGCGAGGCCGGGGTTGACCAGGTGCCACAGGCGCTCGTCTCGCCAATCGGCATCGGCCGCCATTTCGAACAGAACGGGGAGGAACCCGGGATCGTCGATCTCGCCCGCATCGACCTTGCGGGCGTATTCCAGCATCTTGAACGCGAGGTTCTCCTGCCCGCGGCCGGCTTGCGTGATGACGATGAGTAGCGAGCCGGCGACCTTGACCAGGCCGGTGCGCAGCGCCTTCCACAGCTCGCGGTTCTTCCACGCGATCAACTCGTCGGCGAGGACGAAGTTGGGCGTCTTGCCGAGCTGGGCCGCGCCGTCCGACGAGATCGCCCGGAACACGGAACCGGTCTTCGGATGCTCGAGGAGGAGGGTCGATTCCGTCGGCTTCGCCACCTTGGCGAGCCATGGCGTCGCCTTGGTGATCGCCAGTGCCTCGTCGAAGGCAATGGTTGCCTGATCCTCGGCCGAGGCCGCAGCGAGCGCCTGGCCGCCGGTTGCGCGCTCGTAGCCGAACGTGTGCAGCAGAGACAGGCCGGCGCCGAGCGTCGTCTTGCGCGCACCGCGTGGCAGGAGGACGAACACAGTCTTGACCAGCCGCCGGCCCTTGCCGTCGCACGGCCCATAGATGCGTCGGACGATCCGCTCCCAGAAGAACGGCAGATCGAACGCCTGGTCGGGCAGGCGCGATTTCGGGTGGCGGAGGCGGCGGAGGAAGTCGACTGCCCGCTCGCCGTAGCCGAACGGGTCGTCGATCACCGTGCCGTCATAAATCCAGGTCGGGCGGCGCACCGTCATCGGCTGGAGCTCCTGTCGGGGAGAAATTGGCTTTCGACCTTGCGGCCGGCGAGATGCCGAGTTCCGCGCCCAACCGGGCGACCGCCTCCAGCGATTTCGAGAGGAGCCCGTTGGCCGGGTTCGGTTTCAGCGCCTGGTGCGCGCCCTTGACCAGCACGCCATGCTTCGCAATCGCCGCCTGCGCTTGTCGGGCGCTCCACAACGCGATGATGTAGGTCGACAGCAGCCCCAGCATTGCCGACGTGAGGAGCTTCCGCCGCGCGAGGTCGGCGGCGATCGTTTTCCACTCGCCGGCCATGTCTGCCGGGATGTGATCGGGCGTGCGAGGCGCACCTTTCAGGCCGCCGTCGATCGCCTTCAGGTTCGGCTTCCGGCCTGCCGTCATCGTGCCTTCCCTCCCGAATCGGGCTCGGAGGCGAAAAAGCTGGTCGGATTCGAAATTTTCTCGCGCTGCTGCCCCGAACGGTCCCGCCCCCCGGGCCCAAAGTCGGCGACCACCCCCGGGTCGCGCTGGTCGGCGCGGGCGTCGCGCGCGTTGCACGACCTGCAGCCAGGAAGCCAGTTCGATCGGTCCATCCTGAGATCGGGGCGCTTGCGGATGCTGATCTTGTGGCGGACCAGCACGGCAGGCTTGCCGCACGCGCAACGCTCATGGCCGGGATCGGCGAGGAACGCCTTGGCCGCCTTCTCAAACCCGGTGTCATAGCCGCGCTGGCGGGCGGACGGGCGGTCGCGCTCCCTGGCTTGCTGACAGGCGCAGCGCTGGCCGGACGGGACGCGGTGGCCGCAGGCGCAGATGCGGGCGGGGCGGGACGGCATCGGCGCTACCCGAGCACGTTCAGTTCGATGCGGACACACTCGCCGCTATCGAAGACGGGCGCGACGCGCTGGATCGCCTTCTGCGCACCGCGGAGAAACACGACATCGGACGTGGTGGGCAGGCGGTAGTCGGTCGGGTCGATGAGCCCGCCGGTCGCTGCCGGCGTCTTCCCGCCGGGCCACTGCTGGCGCAGGAGGTGCGTCGGGCTGATGATCAGCACATAGTTCTGCTGGGTGATGTTGCCGATGAGTTGCTCGACCGTGAGCGCCCGAACTATCGCCGGGATGCGCGCCTCGACATAGGAGCGATTCGACGTACCGACGGTGCGCCGGAGGAACACGTCCTCGCCGCGGCGGGCGAGCCTCCTGTCGAGTTGGGCGAGCAGTTGGTTCAACGCACGCTCGCCTTCACGCTGAAGACGGTGTTGGCGTAGGTGCCGACGCTGGTCAGCTTCACCCTGAGGGCCGATCCGAGGATGCCGTCGACGCAGGTGTCGTCGGTCAACGAGCCGTCGCTCGGCGTGACGGCCGTGGTCTTCGGCGTGAGGCCGGAGAGGTTGATCAGCTTCGTCGCGCTGGACGTCGTGAAGGCGAAGGACGCGATATCGACCCACGTCTGGCCGTCGTCGAGCGTCGTCTGTACGTAGGCCTTCAGGCTGGTCCCGCCGCTACCATAGGACAGTTTCGCCTCGATCGTGGCGGCGAGGATGCCCTCCAGGTTCTGGATCGGCGTCTGCGCCACGCCGGAGAGCGCGGACGTGATGGCGAGGTCGCAAAGGCTATAGTCGCCGGGGTTCAACATGGCGGTCATCCGTATGAGAGCTTGCGGTAGTGGGTGAGCAGCGCCTCGACTTCAGGGGGAAGGTCGGAAACGGTGCCGGCGAAATAGTCCGTCGAGCCGGCGCCCTCGACCGTCTCTGAGCGAATGAGAGGATCGCGGCCGCGGGCAGCGGCGTAGCCCTTGGCGAGGATGAGCGCGGCCCGCTCGACGGCATGGGGCAGCGTCCGGCCGGGCTCGCCGGGCAGCGCATAGCCGGCCTGGTAGGTGATGACCAGTTCGCCGGCGGGCCAGTCGAGCCGCTCGCCGTCTTCGTCCAGGCGATAGGCGAGACAGGCGCCGTCGTCGCTTTCGACATCGGCGATGTCGAATGCCCCGCCGTCGGCCGTGGCGCTGACCACGGCGACCAAGGGCCAGCGGGCGGGAAGGATCGACGGGTTCGCGATCGGCAGTTCGATCGTTTCCCGGACGGTCTCGACCGCGAAGGCACGGCCGCACCAATCGTGCACCGCGTTGCTCGCCTGGTCAACGAGGGCGGCGAGATAGGCGTCGTCGGCGCCGGTGGTGACGTCGAGTTCAGCCTTCAGCGCAGCGACCGTCGTCAGTCGCCGATTCGTCGCAGACGTTTGCACCACAACCGACATGCTGACCTCCGAAAGAGCGCGGCGCGGGGGCGCGTGTCGGCGCGCCCCGGGCGACGACGTTGATCAGCTCACGGGAGCCGAGTGCGGGCGGCCGAGGATGGCGATGGCGGCGATGGGCGAGTTGCCAGACTGAGCGGTCGTCGTCGGCGTGATGGTCAGGCGCGTGTAGCGCTTGTTGCCGATGTAGCCGAGCTTCCGGGTTTCGCCGTCGTCGGCATACGTGAAACCGGCCGCGGCCTCGGTACCGATCAGATCGGCGTCGGCGACGGCGGTGAAGTTCGAGCTGTCGTTGTCGCTTTCTTCCAGCAACACGACATAGACCGCGTCGGCGTCGCTGAGCGTGCCGGTGACGATGGCGTAGGTCAGCGTCTCGTAGCCGGCGCGGTCGATGACCGTGCCGACCAGTGCCGTCGTGCCCAAATCGGTATTTGCGGCCGGCGCGATGACCGGTCGGATGGTGATGTTGTTCGCGTGGTCGCGCATGGTGACGGTTCCTTCTGTGCGCGGTTGCGTTCCGGGTGACGGTGCGCGGCCCCCGTCAGGAGGTCGCGCACTTGATGAGCTTGATGGCTTCCGTCCGGCGCACCGCGCCGCCGACGCGCTTGCGGGCGTGGAAGCGGACCAGGCCGTTCTTCCGTTGCGTGTACGGGTCGGCGAAGATCGACATGCCGACGCGATCGAAGATCCTGTACCCGGCCATGAAGTCGCCGAAGGCGATCGGGACCGCGGCCGAGCCGATGTCGTCCATGTCGGGGACTTCGATCACGGGGCGGCCGAGGATGGTCTCGGGCTGGCCGGCGGCATAGGCGGGTTGCCAGAGGTAGATCCCGGTGGTGCCGTCCTTCAGCTTGCGGATGGCGGCGAGCGTCGACCCGTTCATCGCCCACACGCCGCGGTTCCGATACGCCGCCTTCATGCTGTAGAGGTGCGTGATCAGCAGGTCCGCCGGCGCCGACCCGAGCGTCGAGGAGTTGCCGCTCGGCGTGTAGGACAGGCCGCCGTTGACGAAGCCGGTCGGCTTCTTGAAGCCGTCGCCGTCGACGAAGGCGGCGCCTTCCATGCGGCCGAATTCCTCGGCGAGGTCGAAGGCGACTTCCGCCTCGATGTTGACCGCGCTGTCTTCGAGCAGCTTCAGGCTGACGTCGACATAGGCCGCCATCTCGTGAATCGCCACTTCAGTCTGCCCGTAGGTGCTGCCCGTCTCGGGGCGATCCTCGGTCTCACCCACCCACGAGCCGGTCGGCGTGCCGGTGCGCTTGGGCAGGATCACCTCGCCGGCCGACGTGCTCGACACGCGGGCCGCCTGGCGGATCGGCGACATCTCGACGAGGTTCTTGTCGATCTCGGCCTGGAATTCGGAAGGCGCCAAGTAGCCGCCCGAGGTGTCATTCGCGATGGTCAGCGCCTTGCGCTCCTCGTCGGGCATACGGTCGCCGTGGCGAAGGTACGACGTGAACGCCTTCCGTTCCTCGGTCGGCTCGGGCTTGTCCTCGCCGGCCGGCCGCTTGGCGCGCGCCTCGATCTTGTCCATGCGGTCGACGAGCGCCTTGGTGTCGGTGCGCTTTTCGATCTCGCCGGCCTTCGTCTCGACGGCCTTCAGCCGCTCGTCGACCGTCTTCTGCAAGTCGGTTACCGCCTTGGTGACAAGGGCGACCGGATCATCATCGTCGCCCTTCATGGTGAGGATGGCTGCGCTGGCGAGCAGCGCGGATTTCATGACGTGCTTCGTCATTTCGCAGTTCCTGTGCTGAGCGCGGCCGTCGCGCGGTTGATGGCCTCGGCGATCGCTATGGCCTGGAGCGCATCCTTCGCGCTGGTGACGCGCGCCCCGGGATGCATCGGGATTGTGACAAGGCTCACCTCGAGCAGCTCGAGCGCCGTGATCGTCCGCCCGCCGCCCTTTCGGGCGGTTGCCTTTTTCGTGATGAAGCCGATCGAGAGACCACGCACCGCGCCGGCCTTGACCAGGCTGCGGACTTCGCGAGCACGGGCAACATCGTCGACCAGCAGCTTGCCGGCGATGTGGAGGCCGTCCGCCTTTTCGGTTGCGGTGTCGATCGCGCCGACGGGATCGTTGAAATCGTGGCCGAAGAGCAAGGGGATCGGCATCTTTGCCGACTTGAAGGCGCCCGGCTCGATCATGTCTCCGATTCGATCGGGCTCTTTCCATTTCCAGGCGATGCCCGAAACGGCGCCGGCGTCATCGGAAAGGATCTTGGTTTCGATGAAGAGCCTGTCCATCACGCGGCCACCTTCTCCGGAGCGGTTGGTTTCACGGTGATGTTCGGGTTTTCGTAGGAGCCACCCTTGCCGTCGGCGCGTGGCGGCAGGTCGAGCCAATCGCGGCCCTCGTCGGCGGAAAGCACTTCCGAGGCGCGAAGCGAGTTGATCGCCGTCGCGCGTTCGGTCAGCGAGGCGCGGGTCAGGTCGTCGCGGTCGAAGCGGATGCGGCGAAGGGCACGCTCTTCCGGCGCTATCAGCGCGCGGGTGAGCGCCGCCTCCAGTGCGCGAAGCCAGGGTTCCAAGGTGTAGGTGAGAAACTCGCGGCCCATCTGCTCGGCGTTGGACCAGGTCGCGCGATCGAGCTCGTAGAGCATCTGCAATGGCACGCGGAACGCCCGGGCGATCTCGGCGATCTGGAACTTGCGGTTCGCGAGGAACTCGGCGTCGGTCGACTTCAGCGCGATCGTGCTGAACTTCGCCCCGGCGTGCAGCACGGCCGTCTTGCCGGCGTTGTCCGCTCCCTCATGGGCGGCCTTCCATCCCGCTTTCAGCCGGGCCAGCACGGGCTCGGAAACGCCGCTCGGAATTTCGATCACGCCGCCGGGCCGCGCCCCGTTCTTGAACAACCGCCCGGCGTGCTTTTCCATTTCCTTCGCCGCACCGATCGCCTCGCGGGCGAGGGTGAGCGGGCTTTTCGAGAAAGCGCTGCGCAGGTGGATCACGTCGGCCGCGGGGATCACTGTCCCGCCCCGGCGATAGGTCGGCTCTAGGGTTTCGTCCGGGTACTCGACGCTGATGGTTCCCGGCCTGTAGTGCAGGATCTCGACGGGGCGGCTCTCGACGCGGTTCACCCATGCCAGCCCGCCGTGGTCGCTGGTCAGCGCTTGGGCGACGAGGTCGCGGATGAATTCGAAACCCGCCGTCCAATCGTTGACGAAGCCGTGCAGAAGCACGGCGGCCGGGTGCTCGTCATCGGCTACCCACTTCCCGCCATCTCGGCGCTCGACGAAGATGTCGAGGCTGGCGGCGGCCTCGGAGATCGCGCGCACCGCGGCGCTGACGGCGGGAACGGTGAGCGCGGTTCCGGCGGAAACGGCGAGGCTCCCCGGAGCGATGCCGGTGAAAAGTTCGAAAAGCTCGGCGTCCGGCTCGGCGAGGGTCGCCGCTTTCGTCTCGATGGGTGCTGTTCGAAAAGGCCAGAAGCGCATCGCAATGGTATGGCCGATGCGCACGGCCTCGCGCGACACGGTTGCGCGCGGCGGAATGGGCTACGATGGGTTTGGATCTCGCATCCACGCCAGGAGCGCATCCTCGACGGCGTAGATCCTGCCGCCGATCCGGTGAATCGGGCAGCCCGGCGTTTCCATCAGGACGGTTCTGACGAAGTCGGGAGAGCAGCCGAGCCGACGGGCGATCCCGCCGGCGGTCCACAACACGCGGACGTCGGCGACGGTCGGCGCTAAGGGCGGCGCGGCAACCTTTCTGCGATCGCTCACTCGTCTTCGTGCTCCTCGGGTCGCTTTCCGATCCACCGGACCTCCCGCCCTTCCGTTTCATAGTCGCGGATGATGGTCTTGTGGTCGACGGTCACCGGGCTGCGCACGCTCTGGAGGCGTAGCCGTTTGCCGTCTGGCAGGACCGCCGTGAAGGTGACGACGAACGAATCGTCGCCGCCTTCGCTGAGCGGGATCGGCTTGGCTTCGACCTCGACGACCGGGCGAGGCCTGCCCTGCCGACTGCGCCTTGTCTCGACCGTGACGCTGGGGCTGGAGCCGTACAGCCCCTTCAGGACGCCGCGCATGACTTCCTCGTCGGTCTTCTCAGGCTCGTCGCTCATGCTTCACCTCTCTCTCGGGGACAATTCCCGGGGACGAAAACGGGGGACGCGACGGGGACAGGGGACATTCAACCACCATCCTTCGCAAGGCGGTATGCGTTCGGTCGGTCCAGATCGTCGGTGGGATCTATGGGCGGTGCGTCGTGGACCGCGCGCGAAGCGCGGTCCCACGGCATGACGATCGGCCCGCTGTAGCGCTCGCGCCATGCGCGCGAGAACGTATCCGGAAGGGCAGCGCCAAGTCCTGCTACGTCGAGGACAGAGTGATTCTTTTGAGGTTGGCGTGGTTCGCCGGAAGGCTTGGCGGAGGCGTGCGCGATGTCCGCGAGCGCGCCTTCAAGGGCGCGCGTCGCTTCGGCTTCCGTCGGGTGGCGGCCTAGGTCGAGGTCAACCCCGTCAAGGCGAACACGAGCCCGCCATGAGCCGAGACGCTTTTCGAGCCACACTCTGCCAGATGTTCGAGGCTGAATCTCTCCCGGAGAAGTAGTATATACGTCCACGCGCGCGCGAGACGTTGATTCCGTTGCGTTTTTCGGATCGGGTCCGAAGAATGGGGCAACGGCAGATTCTGCCGGTTGCACCAGGGATCGTAACCGGCGGGAATTGCCGGTTGCACCCAATTCGTTACCGGCAGAATTTGCCGGTTGCACCACGACCGTTTCGATCATGGCCAAGTGGATCAGATCGGCGATCCTGCCCGTCTTGCCGCCCGCGCTTCGATGCTCTCGGCGGATGAGGCCGGATGTCTCGGCCGCGTTCAGCGTGTCGCGAACCGTGCGTTCGCCCAGCCCGGCCCGCTGGGCGATGACCGCTTGCGACAGGTTGCAGCGACCGTCCTTGTCCGCCGCCTCCGCCAGGACGCCGAGGACGAGCCTTGCCGCCGCGCCCTTCACATGGAGGCGCGCCAACCACTTGCGGGCGGCCGAACTCATCTGAGAACTCGCCCGCACTGCCGGCACTTGAACTTGCGCCCGGCGAGCATCGCCGCCGGCAGCTGGACGCGACCGCGATGGCCGCAGCGGCAGCGCAAGAGCTTCACGATCATCTCGGCGGCGGCGGCCTCGGCGGCGGCACCCTTGCCGGGCCGGCCGACGGCCTCGGCGCCCTGCCGAGCGACGCGAGAGCGCGAGCGCGCCTTGTCCCAATCGCGGCCGCTCATGTGGCGTCTCTCCGTGTGTGCGGGCTTACCTCGCGCAGGATCGCGACAGCCTCGATCGAGCCGCATCCGCAATGGTCGCGGATCGCCGGCACGATCGGCCGGCTGACCGTTGACCAGTTCGCCCTAAGCCAGGCGACGGCCTCTGCGTGCGCGGCCGGGGAAAGCGGGACGGCGGTCATAGCAGCGCATCCGCCGCGAGGATTTTTTCCAGTTCGCCGAGTTCTGCCTCGACGACCCGGCCAATGACAGCGAGCACCCGCGCTGTGCCCGTTGCGACGGCGACCGCGTCGTCGCCGGGCTGCAGGAGCTGCCGCTCGGCAGCGCGGATCGCTCCCCGGATGTCGTCGAGCGCTTCGACCGCCTGTCGGATCGCGTGGGTTAGAAGGCGCGGATCGGGGGCGCTCATGCTGCGCGCTCCTGGTCCCGCTCGGCGATGCGAGCGGCGATCCATGCATCGACCTCGTGCTCGACGTAGCCAATGCCGCAGTCGATCTTGACCGGCTTGGGAAACCGACCGTCCTTCGTTAGCTCCCACAACTTCGTTCGACCTTTGCCGATCTTGGCGCAGGTGTCTTTAACAGTGAGAATGCGCATTCGTCCGCTCCGCTTCCTACATGTTCGCGGCGGAGGATGCGGCAGGATGCGCGGAACTCAGAAGGGGGTTCGAACTTCCGCGACGTAGGATGAGAGCAGATCGCGACCTAGAGCGTTCAGATCAACGGTGGCAAGAGGGCGTGAAGCGGGTGAATTGAAACATGTCCGCAGCGTTGCGATCCGATCCTCCCGACGTTGCCCCAGTTCTCTCCAACCTCCGAACATTCGAGCTAACGCCCAGCGGACAAGTCCGGACGGCGGTTCCGCCCCGCCTTCGGTTTGAGTTCGCAGCGCATCTCTGATCATCGTCAAGTTCAGGTAAGAATCTCTGCAAGTAGGAGACCTGCCAAAGTCTTCAACACGCTCCGGAAGGTGCCTTGCGAGTTCCTTCGCCGCACTTCTTGCCCTTTCGGAACCGTCGCGCCGATGGGCTAGATCGCACACCGTCTTGCATGCTGCATGGCGGGTAACGCCCGCGGTTTCCATCTCCCACATCGCCAGCGCGACTAGGAGCGTCCTGCGTTGCCTGAACTCCACATTCTTACCGATCGCGTTGGTCTGCTGGCGGTCTTTTAAGACCTCGCTGAGAGGCGATGCCAGGTCCTGCCCCGCAGCGATCATCATTTCGGCGATTTCTTGGAACATCACCGCGGACATCGTGTCGTTACGGGCGCGAGCATCGCTCGCGTGCTTCACCGCTTCGTTCGCCATGATCCCGAATGCCAATCGAGCGACACTGGACTGAGTCATGCCGGCTCCCTCCTGCGTAGGGGCGCCACAACGGCGGCGCGTCCCGTCACGATTGCGTCGAGCCGTTCCGCCCACATGTCGAGCGCACGGCGCTTCTCGTGCTCGTAGCGATGCCTATTGTAGGTGCCCGCAACGCCTGCCTTGAAGCCCGACACGTGATTGAGCGCGGCCTCGACGACATGGGGCGCGACGCCAATCTCGGCCATGCCTGTCGCCACGGTTCGCCTAATATCGTGCGGCGTCCAGTGACCGTCGGCGAGCTGCAATTTCAGCCTGACCGCCTTGGCGATGGCGTTGCTCTCGATCGGCTCGCCGATGCGCGTGAATAGCGGTGCGTCATTCTCTTCGCCGGCTTCGGCGAGAGCCCGCTCGGCGATCTCGAATGCCGCGTCGGACAACGGCACGACGTGCGGCTCGCCGTTCTTCGTTCGCCGGCCGGGGAGGGACCACACCCGCCTGTCGACGTCGATCTCGCCGCGCACCATGCCGCAGACTTCACCGCTGCGCTGTCCAGTTAGGAAGAGGAGGCGGATCACATTGCGCGTCGGTTCGGAGAGCGCGGCGCCGGTGAGAGCATTCCAGATCGTCCGCAGTTCGCCACTGGTCAGGACGCGGTCGCGGCGGACGGCCTTTCCGCGCGGCTTGATGCCGGCCGCTGGCGATGCGGGGATATGCTCGCCATCTACGGCCCAATTGAACATCTTCCGCACAACGGCGAGGATCTGTGTCGACTGCGCCATGTAGCCCGCGTCCGCCTTCGCCTCGATGATGTCGAGCACGTCGCGGCGCTTCACGGCGAGCGCCTTCATCTTGCCGATCGCGGGATAGACCTCGACCTTCAGGAGGCGCTCGTCCTCGGGCCATGTCTTCTTGTTCCGCTTCGCGTACTTTTCGATGTAGAGCCCGCCCAACGCCTCGACCGTCATGGCGTCGCGCCGGTTGCGCTTCTCCTCGGATGGATCGTCGCCCTCCGAAACTGCCGTCACCATCTTGAGCGCGGCGGTGCGCGCCTTTTCCAGTGTCATGGCTGGATAGCGGCCAAGCTTCACGCGCTGCTTGGCGCTGTCGCTCTCTCGCGTGAAGACGACGTTCCACGTCTTCGTTCCGTTCGGGGAGACACGAAGCGCCAGGCCGCGGACCGCATCATCCTGATAGTCGGTGCGTTCATCGACGGTGACGGACTTGCAGAAGCTGTCGGTCAGGCGCTTGCGAGGCAT